ACTAACATGATGCTGTCTCGCTGGGCCAACCAAGGCGTCAACTTGTGGGCCGTTGATCTGATCGAAACGCCTCTCACGACAGGTGTCGCAACGTATCCTGTTCAGGCTAATACGGTCATGATCTTGGATGCGTATGTGGTGAATGATGATAGCGGTGCTAACATCGACCGTATCATCCTGCCGATCAGCCGCACTGAATATGCAAGCTATCCGAACAAAGAACAGCAAGGCTATCCTACTGTTTACTGGTTCGACCGACTTTTGAGCCCGACTGTCACGCTGTGGCCCGTTCCAAACACAGATAATGGTCCGCAGTCGTTGAAATACTACCGAGTTCGTCAGTTGCAGGATGCGAACTTGCAAAACGGTCTTCAGGTCGAGATCCCGTATCTTTGGCTGGAAGCTTTTGCATTTGGTCTTGCTCAACGCTTGGCATTGATCTGGGCTCCTGACAAAGTGCAATTGATGAAGCCGCTTGCTGATGAAGCATATGCTGTGGCGTCTATGCAGAACGTGGAACAGGCCCAACAGTATATTTCGCCTCAAATTGGCGGATACTTCCGATAAAGGCATAAGATGGGTTACGCATCACGGTCAGGTCGCGCAAGAACAGATGCTCGCAACCCAAGGGCGTTTGCGATCTGCGACCGCTGTGCGCTTTGGTACAATCACTACGAGCTACGCTGGCAATACGATTGGGCTGGCGCGAGTCTGATTAACAAGCGCATTCTCGTATGCGACACATGTTATGACACGCCTCAGAACCAGTTGAGAGCTATTGTTCTCCCGGCTGATCCCGTGCCGATCATCAACCCTCGCGTTGAGCCATATGCGTGGGATGAAGTGGATCGTCGCCAATTGTCTGGCTACAACACAACTAGCCCCACAACTGGTATCCCGGTCATTCAAGGTGATACGCGCGTTACATCGTTGGATAATGAACCAACAGAAGATAAGCGCGTCACTCAGCAAACTGGTGAAGCTCCATACGGAACTAACCAGAAGCCCGGCACAGATCCGAATGCTGTAACCTATTGCAACGTCTTGAATGTTGTGAACAATGGCATTGGGATTGTGCGTCTTACGCTTAATACGACCAACGGCATGATCACCGGACAGCGCGTTACAATTCGTGATGTGACTGGTGTTCCTAATGCTAATGGCGATTTCATCATCACTGTTGTGAACACAACGACAATCGATCTTCAAAACACGCTCTTTACTGGCGCATATACAGGCGGCGGTTATGTGATCAATAACCCGTCTCTGCCGTATGGCTTCAGTGAAGTGCCAAAGACGGGGCCGCTCTGATGCCCAGATATGCTAGTAATATACAGATCCCTAACCTTCCTGTTGCTATATCTTTGACTGGCACAGAACAGGTTGAGATTGTGCAGGCTGGCACATCTGCGCGTACTACAACGCAAGCGATTGCCAATCTTGCTCAAATCGCGAGCGCGCCTAATTACACAACAGCGCAGAAGAACGCTCTGTCTGTCACCACTGGCGCGATTGTCTTCGACACGACATTGCAGAAGCTTTGCGTTTATACTGCCACCGGATGGCAGACGATTACATCGGTGTGACGCATGGCAAATGCACAGATCCCGAACCTCCCTGTAGCGACATCACTTAGCGGCTCTGAAGAGCTTGAAGTCGTTCAGGCTGGCGTATCTCGCCGCACGACTACAGGTGCGGTTGCGGGATTGCAGCCGGGGCCTACTGGCCCCACGGGCGCCCCCGGCATGACGGGGCCGACCGGGCCTACCGGATCTACCGGAGCTACCGGGCCGCAGGGCGATGTTGGACCTACGGGGCAGGCCGGGCCTACCGGGCCAACCGGAGCCACGGGAAGTATCGGGCCGACCGGGCCTACGGGCGCAACGGGTGCAGCCTCTACAGTCCCCGGACCCACCGGACCCACCGGGCCTACTGGCAGCATCGGATTGGACGGGCCTACCGGGCCTACGGGCAGCATGGGGCCTACGGGGCCTACGGGGGCCACTGGCGGGCTTGGAGCCACTGGGCCTACCGGACCTACCGGAGACACCGGGGCTGTCGGGCCTACGGGGCCTACAGGCGATACTGGAGCCGTTGGACCTACGGGGCCGACCGGAGATATCGGGCCTACAGGCCCCACGGGGGCTGCCTCAACAGTTGCCGGGCCTACTGGACCGACCGGGCCTACGGGAGCGCAGGGCGTTCAGGGTGATGTCGGGCCAACCGGACCCACCGGAGGCCAAGGGGACACCGGACCAACCGGGCCTACAGGTGCTGATTCCACTGTTCCGGGGCCGACCGGACCCACAGGGCCAACAGGCGCGCCCGGATATATCGGGCAGGACGGACCTACCGGGCCTACCGGACCTACGGGGCCTACGGGAAATGACGGCGCTGTCGGAGCTACCGGGCCTACAGGCCCTACCGGAAGTGCGGGCGCGAACGGCGCAACAGGCCCCACCGGGCCTACGGGTGATGCTGGAGCAACGGGTGCCACCGGGCCTACGGGTGCAGACGGAGCCGTGGGAGCAACCGGACCCACCGGGCCTACGGGTAGCACTGGCGCAGTTGGTGCCACCGGGCCGACCGGGCCAACAGGCCCTACGGGAGCGGATTCTACCGTTCCCGGCCCGACTGGCCCCACAGGCTCTATCGGGCCGACCGGAGCGGCATCTACAGTCGCTGGGCCTACCGGGCCGACTGGGCCGACAGGAGCTACTGGCCCGACCGGATCAATCTATCCAACTGGTGGCTCGCCGGATCGTATTTTCTATGAGAACCAGATCACGGTCACTCAGAATTACACGATCACGACAAACTACAACGCTGGTACGTTTGGACCAGTGACGATCAATTCAGGAGCTGTTGTCACCATTCCATCTGGGAGTGTGTGGACAATCGTGTAACGGCAAAGGCGAGGGGGCCAAATGCCAAGCAAGTTAAAAATTTGCGTTTATGCAATCAGCAAAAATGAAGCGCACTTTGTTCAGCGTTTTTGCGAGTCTGCAAAAGATGCTGACATGATCCTCATTGCTGATACGGGGTCTGATGATGGACTGCCTGAAGAAGCTGAGAAGCACGGTGCTACCGTTCACCATATCTGCATCACGCCATGGCGATTTGATCTTGCTCGCAATGCTGCTTTGGCTCTGATCCCGCGCGACATGGATGTCTGCATCAGTTTGGACATCGACGAAGTTTTGCAACCCGGATGGCGTGAAGAGATTGAACGTGTGTGGGAGAAAGGCAAAACCACCCGACTTCGTTACATGTTTGATTGGGGCTGCGGAATTCAATTCTACTATGAGAAGATCCATGCGCGTCACGGCTATATGTGGCATCACCCGTGCCATGAATACCCGATCCCAGATGGACGTATTCAAGAAGTATGGGCGCAGACGGACATGCTATTGGCTGTCCATCATCCAGACCCAACAAAGAGCCGTGGACAATACCTTGATCTGCTTGAGCTGTCCGTTAGGGAAGACCCAGACTGTCCGCGTAATGCCTTTTACTATGCCCGCGAGTTGAGCTTCCATAGCCGCTGGCGTGAAAGCATTGCGGCATGTGAGAGCTACCTAAAGCTTCCACGCGCCACATGGCCGAATGAGCGGTGCTATGCTTATCGCGTGATTGGCCGCTGCTATAACGAACTTGGAGAGCCGTGGAATGCAGAACGGGCATTTCAGATGGCTGCTTCAGAGGCCCCAAACACCCGTGAGCCTTGGTGCGAATTGGCGATGCTCATGTATATGAGCCACCGTTGGGAAGAGTGTTTTGCCTATGCCATGCGGGCTCTCAGAATCGTAGACCGTGCCAAAGTGTATACTTGTGATCCCAAAGTATGGGGTGCGCAGCCTCATGATTTGGCAAGTATTGCTGCGTGGCACCTTGGTCTTCATCAAAAATCTCTCGAACAGGCACAAATCGCGTATGATTTGGAACCTGATGATCTTCGTTTGAAGCGAAACCTAGAGTATATTCAAACTTCAATCCGGGGTGCTGATGACGAGGCAGCTTAAAATGGACGGTCAGACACTTTTCAATGCGGCTATCGGTGTCGCGGGTTTCCTTGGCGGCTGGTGGTTGAAGGTCATGTGGGATGAGGTCAAGGGACTTCAAAAAGCTGACAAAGAACTAGCTGAAAAAGTGGCTTCAATTGAGGTATTGGTTGCGGGCAAATACATCACCCGCGACGAATTTACGACCGTTGTAAATACGCTATTTCAAAAAATAGATAATCTTCGAGACATGATAGCCGCAGGAGTTAGAAAATGAGCTTTGGGATTGATGATGCAATCGCGGCTGGCCTAAAGGTCATCGACAAATTTGTGCCGGACCCTGCGGCAAAGCAAAAAGCTGAAACTGAGCTTCGCTCTAGTCTTCAGGCTTGGGATAAAAGCCAGACTGATGTCAACGCGGTTGAGGCGGCAAACTCTTCCGTATTTGTTTCCGGCTGGCGACCTTTTATCGGATGGGTATGCGGTGGTGCATTGGCCTATCAATACGTGGCAACGCCAATTCTTATGTGGGTTACTGCCAGCATCGGCCTCACTCTCGCCCAGCCTCCTAAGCTCGACGGAACCCTCTGGGAGCTTGTCTTTGCGCTCTTGGGCATGGGTGGCTTGCGCACTTATGAAAAGATCAAAGGTGTCGCCGGGCGATGAAGAAAAATTGGCCTCAAGCTTTTGCGCTGACCCTCAAGCATGAAGGTGGTTACGTGAACCATCCTTTAGATCCGGGTGGGCGCACCAACCTTGGCGTTACGCAGCGCGCATGGGAAGCTTATCTGGGCCGATCCGTGACAGAGTCTGAGATGAAGGCTCTAACGCCGGAGATCGTAAAACCATTCTATAAAAAAATGTATTGGGACAAGATCAGGGGTGACGATCTCCCTTCAGGTGTGGACTTTGCGGCTTATGACTTCGCCGTCAACAGCGGAGTTAACAAGGCATCGAAGACGCTCCAAGAAATTGCGGGCGTGATCCAAGATGGCATAATTGGCCCTAAATCATTGGCCGCAATTCAGGCCGTTCCTCCAGATGAAATGGTTGATGCGCTTTGTTTGGTGCGTTTGCAGTTCCTTAAAAGGCTTCCTCGTTGGGACACCTTTGGCAAAGGTTGGGGCACCAGAGTTGCTGCCGTAGAGAAGCAAGCCTCTGAGATGGCAAAAACCGCGTAAAAGTGGTAAAACCTAGGGTAACGGAGCTTACCCATGACAACAGGTCTTTCTTACGATGGAACCGTGGCTGGCACGACCAGCTATGTTGACCAGATTGCCACTATGGCTGTGGTTCAGCCCACGGACCCTGCGTATCTAACGATCCTGCCGCAGATGATCACCTATGCGGAAAACCGCATGTATCGTGATCTCGATTTTCTTTTCACTTCTATCGCAACGACAGCCTATGGCCTTACGGCTGGAAGCCGCCAGATTTCAGTTCCGGCTGGTGTATTTGTCGTGCCGGAGCAAATCAATGTCCTTGTCGGATCAAGCAACCCGGATCTGGCAACGCGCCAACCTCTTTTGCCGACCACTAAAGAGTTTTTGGATTCGGTGTATGGATCCGGTGCGGTCAGCAATCGCGGCCTTCCGCAATACTTCTGCCCGTTTGATGACTACACCTTTCTGGTTGGTCCATATCCAGACCAGAATTACACTTGTGAGCTTGTTGGCACGTACCGTCCTGACAGTTTGTCTGCAACGAATAAGACAACTTTCATCAGCCTGTATCTGCCGGATCTCTTCATTATGGCGTCGATGATCTATGTCAGCGCCTATCAGCGCAACTTTGGTCGCGCGAATGATGATCCGCAGATGGCTGTCACATACGAAAGCCAATACAAGACGCTATTGCAATCGGCTATGATGGAAGAAAACCGCAAGAAGTTCGAAGCTGCGGCTTGGTCTTCTCAGTCGCCGTCCCCTGTTGCAACGCCAACGCGAGGCTAACAGATGCCTCATCAGAGTCTCAAACTCCTCCCCGGCGTTGATCAAAACAAAACGCCTGCGCTTAATGAAGCGGCGATCTCTGAGAGCCAGCTCATTCGGTTTATCCCTGACCGAACTATGGGCGGCTTGGTTCAGAAGCTTGGCGGCTGGACGAAATACGTAGTCAACTCTATGGGCTCTATTGTCCGCTGCCTCTGGGCTTGGGAAAGCACGGATGCCAATTCATATCTTGGCGTAGGGGCAGAAGGTTTGCCCGCTGGAGGCGGCGGCGCTCTTCAGGTCATCCAAGCTGGTAGCACAACTGATATCACCCCGCGTCGATCAACGGTTAACATCACTGTTGATTTTTCAACTGTTGCTGGCAGCAATGAGGTGACAGTTGTTGATGTTGGTCAGAATGCCACAAACTACGATGTCATCAACATCCAAACGCAAGTAAGCGTTGGTGGCCTAATTCTTTACGGCCAATATTTTGTATCTAACCCAACAAATGCAGCTAATAGCTATAAGATCTATGCGACTGACGCTCTTGGTGAGCCAGCTCTTGCAACATCTACTGTCTCAAACGGTGGTGATGTTCCTTCTTTCACAACGACAAATGGAAGCGATTTTGTCGAAGTGACTCTTGCCGATCATAATTTGGCTGTTGGGGACACATTTCCTATTCTTGTCGCTACTTCAGTTGGCGGCGTGACGCTATATGGAAATTACATTGTCCTCAGTGTGACTTCATCTAGCGTCTTTACAATCTCTGCGAGCACATCTGCAACATCAGCCACGACTGCGTCTGAAAATGCAGGAGATGTGCGTATTATTTATGAGATTGGCATTGGGCCTCTTCCGCCGGGGACTGGCTGGGGCGTTGGGGGTTATGGTCTTGGTGGCTATGGCACGGGTATTGATTTTACCCCGCGCGGAACGCCCATCAATGCAGTTGATTGGACCCTTGATAACTGGGGCTCATACCTCGTCGCCAATCCTTTGAATGGCCCTCTGTATGTTTGGGAGCCGTCTGGTGGCAATGATACCGCTGTCTGTATTGC